CAGAGTTGGAATCATAAGGACTCCGAACCACCCAACATAAAGACGGTTATTGGTCGAGGTGACCCAGGAACAAAACTGCTCCCAGGCACTCTCTTTTTTAAGTGCAATTGTTGCAGTCATGTAAGTAAGTAATTAGAAGTACAAGTTGCCAACCCACCCACCACATGAATGGGTTAGAAGCTGTACTTCACACCTGCCTTAGTGCCATAGCTGTTCACGTCATCGAAGGCGGCAGAGATCTCACCATAGACAGACAGGCTATCGCTAGCAGCAACAGAGCCGAAGACCTTACCAGTAAGGATAGTTTCGGATTCACCACCATCAGGGGAGACCACAGAGGGACCACCTTGGAGACCAAAGGAAGCTACGCCACTAGAGCCTTCATAGCCCAGGTGGAAGTCAGTAGCGGTGCCGGTATAATCAGAACCGGTGAAGCCGCTGTTGGCTTCGATGTTAGCGTAGGGACCAGCCATTGCAGGAGCAGCGGCGATCAGGGTTGCAGGGAGGATAGCGAGGAATTTCATTAGATTAGTGTTAAGCTTTTTTAGCAGTTTTAGCAGCGCGTTTAAAGTTAGCAGCCGTGGGTGCGCCTTTGTCCCCAGGGCTTCTCATTTTTTCTTTACTGCCTTGCTTGATTCTCAAGCGTTTGGCATGGATGTTTGCATAAAGACCACGTTTGGCCATTACCAGATACCAGGAATAATTTGTCCAGTCAGCGCGTAAGCGCCAAAAGCAGCCATGATGCCAAGCATAGCAAGGCGACCGTTGAGCTGCTCAGCACGTTCGTTATGTGGGACACCGTAGGGATGATCAGTCATAATGAGGGGTGGCTCTTTAGCCCAGATGTTTGTGTCGTTCATTAAAAGTTAAGGTCAGAGTTTTCCAGTTTACGCATCACGTCCTGACGATATGCAGGATCGTTATCGTAGCGAGGATCGCTCATGGCTTGGACAAGTTCCTGTTGGCTACGGAAGGATACATCACGTTGTGCTGCTCCTTTACCACTCAGTAGTTGTCCTTCGCTGCCAGTGGAATCACTGTACTTATTAGACAGTGCCTGAACAGCGAAGAAGATAGCGTTGGGATCGCCTTTGCCCATCACAGAGTCATACATGCTGATCTCTTCTTTGGAGAGGTTCTGACCAGCCCACGTAATCATGGACTGGTAAGCTTTCTCTCCACCGACCATTTCAAACAACTGGTTTGCTTGGGCTTCGGTGAGACCTTCTTCAACGTCTTCTTCTTTAGAAGTTTCTTCTACTTCTTCGGGGGCTTCGGTTTCTTGCTCCCCTTCTTCGTTCCGTACATCTTCTTTAGGTTCTCCAAGTTTCTTTTGCAGTTCAAGATACGCTTGCTCAAGAGACTGCGTATCTTTAAATTTACCAGCATACAATTCTTGCTGGTCTCCTTGCATCTGTTCGGCAAGTGCCAACGATTCTTGCTCGTCAGCGTTCAAGCCCTCTTGATTGACTTCAGGAGATGATTCTTGATAACTAAGTGTTTCGCTCATTCTTCAGGTGGTAGTGGTGGTTGCTGTTGCATCATCTGCATTGCAGCTTGCTCGCGTTTTTGATCAATGGCAGCCATCTGTGGCTCTTGTTGCATAGCCATCATCTGTTGCTGTTGTGCCATGGCTTGCTGATCTTCAGCTTGACGTTCGTCCATACTCTTTACAAGATTTAGAACATCAATACCAGAAGAAGCAGCCAGACGTTTAATCACTTCATCAGTGTTAATGAATTGTTGAATAGCCTCTGGTCCAATAGTCTGTGCAATGACAGTCATAAACTGAGCAAGGCTTTCACGGTCTTGACCACGACCAAGGGCATTGATACCAGCGACAATAGTCGGCTTTACAATGTCACCCTTGGGTAGACGAGGGATCTCACCGGTCTTCTGAGCAACACTCAGCTTGCGGTTGAGATAAGGAACAAGGAACTCAACAGTCAACAGGGAGAATAGACCACCCAGCTGTTGTTCGAGTTCTAACTGAGTCATCCTGACTTCCTCAGCGGTGGTGCGTTCAGAGTCTCGCACGTTAAGTACAAGGAACGCTTCGTTGAGACGTTGAGTCAGGGAGCCGATCATCTGATAGGCAGTCTGGAAGTCAGCTGTCTTACCGACCTGCACCACACCGATGTCATCAGGGCGACCCTGGATGATAGCACCGTTGCCCGCCTTGGCAAGCGTTGCGGGCTTGGTGGTACTGCTCGGACTGACAGTAAACACTACCTTAGCAGCTGCTGCGCTGCCTTCGATGATGGCTTGTGACAGTGCTTCAAGTGACTTCAGGTCTCCGATGAACTCTTCGACCCTACCACGTCCGTAGACCTCTCCGTCTACGTGGTTGAATCGTAGCACAAGCCAGGGGTTGGCGTCAACAGGAGCCTTGCTCATGGAGCGAGGAAGGATCTGATCCTCCACCTCCTGGTGCCACACCCAACGGTTGTTATCTAGAACAACGTGGGTATAAATATCACATTCATCATCGTGACGTGAAGCATTGTCAGATGGTGAGTTTGGTTGTTCTGTCTTGTAATCTGGGTAAAATTTTTTCAGTAATTTTTTCGAGATTGTTTCTTTCGTTACAATTTCAATAACGTTACCGTTACCATCTCTGTCTACCACATAGCGGTTAAGGGGATAGAGCTTGAGCCCATCCTTACCCATAAAGACAAGAGCATTACCAGCGACAACAAGATGCTTAAGTGCTTGGTGAACTACCACACGGTCGCCAGAAGCGGCGATAGATTCCATGATGGTACGTTCAACTTTAGCAAACGACAAGTCAAGTTCTGACCTGATCTCTGGTCCCAGTTCTTCACCAAGGTTGATGTCATTAACCTGAAGTTTGAAAAAGCTAGTTTGTGGAGGAAGCAATGCAAGCATCAACTTACTTGCTAGCGTCACAACACCTTTAGCTCCAACTGATTGCCAGGGAGTAATGAGTTTACGTGAACCTTTAGTATAGACCTCATCCTCTCGGATAAGGTAAGGAAGAGTCAGATCTGCTGCTTGTCTAGCAGTGTTGAGAAACTGTGAACGGTCTGAAGACAATCTGTCATAGCGTGATTTAGCAGACATTAGACGTTCAGAGTACTACCCGTTGGTACGTTGATACCAGCGGTTGATTGAATTGGAGCAAGTTTTTGGCGACGTGGGCGCCGCTTAAATGCTTGAGTTCCAGCGGTTGGGGTGGTTTCTGACGCCCCACCAATGGTCAAGCTAGCTGCTTTACCACCACGTGCTTGACTCGCACTGGCTTGGATAGCAAGTTTCTTTTGGAGCTCAGTAGCAGCTTCCCGCTGAGCCCGCTCATCTTCTAGAGCTTTGATCTGCATACGTCCAGCTTCAATGGTTGCCTCAGCTTGTGCCTGGTAACCACGTTGGTATTCTTGGAGTTGAGCACGGAACTGAGCATTAGCCTGCTCTTGCATCCGACGCAGTTGATCTGCGTATGCATCAGCTTGACGTTGGGCAGCTTCACGTGCATTACGAGCAGCAGTTTCTGCCCGCATCCGTTCTTGTTCACGGTGGTGAGCCCTTCTAGCAGCACCAAACATTAGTTTTCCTCCATGTATTGGATGACCCACTCAACGACGCTACGCTGACCAGATCGGTACATAATTTTTTCCATTGTATCTTCAGGTGTAGGGTTGGTGGGCGGAAACGTTTCATCTAATTTAGATAGCATGGCAGTTGCAGTCATGCCTTTTACATCTAGAAGATCAAGCGTATTGAGGGAGGTTGGGGTTTGCATGTTCAAAGAAAGCAGGCATACGGGCTCTCTTAGTTTCGGCTAGTTCTGGGGCTTTACCCTCATACATTAAGCGGTCGCTAGAATCGAGCCAAAATTTTTTGTTCAAATATTTATTAGGGTTGTTAGCCTTGAGAGGCTGCAACACCCAGTTAATAGTAGCTTTACGAAGCTTATCCAAAGACGGAGAAACTTCAAGGTTAAGCTCACGTGCGACCAAAGAGTTAACCGCAACATGAACTTGTTCGTCACGAGAAATATCGGCGGAAACA